TCGGGAACACGTCATAGCGGGCCTGCCAGACCTGCGTGATGACGCTGATGTCGAGGATGTCCTCGACGTACTGCCTCGCGGCCGTGATGTACGTCTGGACGAGAGCGTCGGAGGTGTCGTCGTCGATGCGGCACTGCGCCTTCGCCTCGGCGAGGCTCAACGGCTCGACCACGGGCGGCGTGGCTTGATACAGGCTCCGGTACGGCGTGATGCCGATCGTCGGTGACCTTGGCTCGCCGTAGACGATGGTGACGTTCATTTCTTCGGCTTCCTGCGGTGCTGCTCGACGGCCCGCTCGAGCGGCGGATCGGTCGCGTCCGCGGTCTCAACCTCTGGCGGAGCCGGCCGGACCTCCTCGATCAGGCCGCGGGCGGCTAGGACGCGGGCCATCCCGTCGCCCCAGTCGAACTCTTGGCCTTCCTTGTAGTTGGCGAAGTTCTTCTTGATCCGCACTCTCATGCCACGAATCCCCACGCGCCCTCCGGCGCCTGCTGACCGCTGTTCCAATACTCGGTCGTGTGCTGCTGAATCTTGCCGCCCTCGGTGGTGCGACTGGGCCATGTGATCATCAGTTCGGCGTGGCCAACGCTGACGTGCGTCGCGATGCCCAGCGTGTTGCCGGCGGACTCCCACGCGCGCCAGAATGCGATGTCCTCATCGACGTGGCCGCCGGTGAACTCGCCCTGCTCGTTGGCCTTCGCCAAGAACCACGGTTTCGGCGTCTTCTTGAGCGCCGAGCACCGCAGGAACGTGCAGCCGAAGTGCGCCGTCGCGACCCGCTGGACGGGCTTCTTGAACCAGTCCTCGTCGACCGTCGTCTGCTGCTCCGGCGTGACGCCCGGCAGGGCGAACATCACCGCGTTCGCCTCCCGCTTCGTCTGGAGCGGGGCGATCGCGTCCACTCCCGAGTGCATCAGGAGTGCGAGCAGCGCTTCGATCGTCTTCGACGTGAAGATCGTGTCGTAGTCGAACGTCAGGATCACGTCGTGGTTGTCCACGACGGTTTCCATCGAACGCTGGAGGCATTGCCCCCAGAACGCCCCGGTGTACTTGATCGGAGAAATGCGATGCGGCGCGAGAGCCTGCGCGACGCAGAAGAAGTTGTCCGTGAAGCCGAGGCGTGGCGTGCTCATCAGAGCAGCCACTTTGACCTCGGCTTCCACGTTGCCGATACGCAGTAGCATGGAGTGCTCCTTGGAAGGAGCGGGGGCGCCTCCATGCGCCTGCTCGGCCGTCATGGCCGTCCCGCTGTACGGGAATCAGCCCTTGACCCACTTGGCGACGTTGACCTCGGTCTCGGTCGACGGGAACTCCTCGCCTCGCGACAGGAGCGCCACGACGCTGACCGCAGCGGTCACGTCGGGGGTCACCGTCACGCGGAGGTACCGCTTCCGAGCCTTGCAGTCGACGTCCATCTTGACGATGGAGCCGACCGAGGTGCTCACCGCCGACATCGTGAAGCCGCTCGCGCCGTCCTTCACGAAGGCCGCGACGTCGCCGTAGGACGAGTTGTCGTCGGACTCTTCGATCTTCAGGACGCTGGCGAACGCCGTGCCGGCGGAGGGCGCCTTCGACACGACCACGGAGGCGTAGTCGTAGTTCCGGCGGTCGACGACCATCGTGGTGGTGGCGGTCGAGCCGACGGTGACCGGGCCGCTCGTGTGGCCGACGACCTTGAGGTTCTGGTTGTGGATCATCTCTGGCGTGCTCCTGTTATCACGAGGCCGCGGACTTGAGGGCCACCACCGGGCCGACCTCGCTGGTCGATCCGAGGGAGTGGTGGTTCACGTCGAACCGCATCGTCCCTTGCAGGAGGAGTTGGTCCGTCGTGGCGTAGACCTGATCGTAGAGCCGGACGCTGAAGTCACGCCGGCGGGCGTAGATGCTCGACAGGCTCATGTTGCCGAACAGCACCTTGACCTTGTTCACGTCCGCACCCAGCGTGCTGTTCATCACATGCACGAGCGTGACGGGGTAGCCGAGGAACGTGTCGACCGTTCCGGCCTGCACGTTCTCGACGGTGTTGCCACCGGCGGCGTACTTCAGGCGGGCGATCGACGCGGCGTAGCCTGCCGGAGACACGTACCAACGAGCGCCGGCACGTGCATAGATGGGCAATTTGCCCATCGCGGCGAGGAAGTCCTCGAGGTCGAGGGTCTCGAAGCCGGTGTTGCCAGCGATGGCACCCACCACCGAGGCGGTGTGCGTGCCGTCGTTGATCTTCTCAACGATGCCGTGGACGCCGCCGTAGGTTCCGAGCGTCCCGTCGCCGAGCCAGCCGCACAAATCGATTTTATAACTGAGGCTTTGCGCGAACTCGGTGGCGACCGCATCAGCGAGTCCAACCACGCCCTGCGAATCCTCGACCAGTTCGGTCGACATCCGGCAGCCGACGGCGAGTTTCTTCGCCACGAGCGACACGTTGCCGTAGGTCGGCTCGCTCTCGGTCACGGCCGAGCCTTCGCCGACGAAGTAGGCGGTCGTGCCGGTGAGCCGCTTGGGGATGACCAGCGTGTCGCGGGTCATCGAGATGTTCTCGCACGCCGGCGGGAGCGTCCCGTAGGACTCAACCAGCCGGATGACGCGATTGGCGAACTCGTCGGGGACGAGCGCTCCGCCGGAGGCGTTGCTGTTTTCGCCCATCGCACGGCTCTCGACGCCGTGATCCTTGCACCACCGGAGGTCTTCGGAGTTCTTGAAGATGTGCGCCCGCAGCCACCGGCCGCAGCGGTAGGCGCTCTCGACGGCGTCGGGGCCGTCACCGAAGGCACGCAGGGAGGTGTGATGCGGGAGGCTGGCCCGAATCTCGACCTTCTTCTGCTCCTCGGCGCGAGCCTCGGTCTCGACGGGCGTCACGACGGGGGCGGGGGCCGCCTTCTCGATGACCTCGCGGAGTTCCTTCTCCTTCTCGGCGAGCCGACGCTCGAAGCCGATCTGGGCGGTCAGTTCGCTGGCCTGAGCGCCGAGCGCGACGAACTCCTGAGTGGCCTCGGCCGAGCGATCCTCGGTCTTGCCGAGTTCGGCCATGCGAGCGGCGACCGCGGCGGCCCGGTCCTGCAACTTCTTGAGATTCGACGCCATGATTGGCCTGCTCCTTGTTGAGCCGGCCATACGCGACGATGCGGCGGCCGGCGGGTGTTCCCGCTAGCGCGCCGCAGGCGTGAATCCTCACGTCGCTCGCACTGACCATCGCGACATCCATCGCGATGCTTGTATCTACTTGTAGATTAACATCAACCGTCGGTGTCGTGCAACTTAGTCCAGAGCAGAGCCTCCTGAAGCGCGGCCAACTTGGCCGCCGCATCAGTCGCATCGACGTCCACGACAGGCTCCGGCTGCTGCACCTGCTCGACCTGCTGCTCGACCTCGGCGACCGCAGGCTCCGACCTCTCTGCTTCGCGTTCCATCTGCGCCACCTTTCGTGCTGACCACACTTGCCCGGCGTTTCCGCCCCACAGTTCCCACGCCACAAAACCCGGCTTTTCAGCACCCGGCGTGTCCCAGCCGGGTGACTTGCTCGCCGATTCGTGGCGTGCGAACCACGCATTCATCTCGCGGACGTGGTCCGGCGTGAGTTCCTCGCGGCGTGCGATCTTGTTCGCCCTCGCGACCGTCTCCGGCTTGAGGCCGTCGCCGGACTTACCCTCCTCGTGGAGGCGGAGTCCGCGACGGGCCGCTGCGGCCATGCCGGTCGTCGGCTTCAGGTCGACCTCGCGCTCTTCGACGTCCGCCTCGACGCCCCGCTCCTTCGACGACTTCGGGTGGTCGGCCGGAAGGAGGTCGTTGTCGGTGACGTACTTCGCGTCCTGCGGCCTGCCGTTTCGCAGGAGGTACAGGTAGGCGTTCACGCGGGCCATCGCCCACGCTCCACGGCTCACGCCCGGCCGGTGGCTGGTCGAGTACGCCCCGGCGCCACGCCGGTAGACCGCGAGCAACTGCCCGAGCGTCGTCCGAGACCACGACGGCTTCTCGTCCTCGCGCATGGCCTCGTTGTGGTCGCGGACCTTGTTCTGGAGGCCGGCTCGAACAGCCTGCGACACGGCGATCCTGCCGCTCGCGTTCTTCGCCGATCCCTCTTTGTTCGCGTCGCTGCCGGTGATCCGGTCCTTCGCCGGGGCGGGCGTCGACTGGGACTTGTCGCCGGCGGCACGGTCCTCTTCGTCGTCCTCGTCGTCCTCCTCCGGCTCCGGCTCCGGCCGGTCGGTCTTCGTGAGTTCCGAGACCATCACGGCGACCATGTAGTCTTCCGGCTCGCCATCGTCGAACGGAGTCACCACGGCCAGCGGCGCCTCCGCCGTCGCCGTCATGCCTTGGATCGAGCCTTCTCGCATGATGTGCTCGACGCGGCCGATGCCGCCGTCCCACGCGACGAAGTCGCCTTCGGAGAGTTCGTTCGGGGCGGCGCGCTCCTCGGCCGTTCCAGATTCGGGAATCTGGGATGCAGCCTGCGGCGTCCGAACTTCGCTCTCTCGCTCGGCGAGAGAGCGACGCTGCACCCACTTCTCGCCGCCGTCGCCGCCGGCCAGCATCCACTCGGCCCACGCCGGCGAGCCGGACCAGCCGACGGAGCGGACCTCGTGGCACCGCTGATGCGTGCCGGCGAGGAACTCGACCTCCTCGACGGAGAGAACCTCGCGCTCCGCGATGCGTTCGGCGACCGCGACGAGCCGCTCGTCGAAGTCTCCGCGTGACTTGGCGGCCCGCAGACCCTTCCGAGCCGCGTTCGCCATCGTCTGATTCGGCCGGAAAGCGTCGCCGAGGGCCATTTCGATCGCCCGACGGCTCACGACCACGCTGGATGCCTCGTAGGCAGGCCGAACCACTGGTCCGACGTCGTCGAGGAGGGAGATCGAGCGGATTTCTCGCCGGCGGATGCCCCGTTCGTCCGTGCTCCACGAGTCTCCGCCGCTCCGAGAGATCGCAAACGCGAAACTTGACCCGGTGACGTACCCGCCGGAGACCAATTCGACGACCTCGTCGGCCGTTTTCGTCTTCGGAGGCATCATTTCGTAGCGCAGGCCGTATGGATCGGCCTTCAGGCGGAGCGAACCGTTCGCCGAACGCGCCAAAAGCATATTTTTGTCGTGGTTGAACACGCCGACGACGTCGGGATTCGTCTTCAGGACGTCATCGAATGCCCGCGGGTGGATGGTCTCGATGAAGCCACCCAAGTCTCTCGAAGGAGACTGGAATACGGCCGCATACCCGACGATGACGGGCCGCTTTTCGCCGCCGTCGACCTCGCGGTACTCGATTGCCGTGTCGGATGTGGTGATCCGGCGCTCAATTTCGTTCGCGGACATCGTTCTCCTCCTCGAAATGAGCCTCGAACCAGCGATCGGTGACCGTTTCGTAGGGTTTTCCGCTGCGATGACAGTCCAAAAGCAGGTCTTTCGAGCGCTCTAGCCACGATACCACGAACGAATCAATGTCTCTGCCAGTAGCATTTGCTGCGTCGAGTAACTCTTCACGCAGTTTTTCCTCGACTTGGCCGAACCATTGCGTGATTTTCTCCGCTTTCGACCGGCGGGCGAGGATTCCGTCGGCTTCGACGGCTGCGATGCGTCGGAGAGTCGTGCGGAAAAGTGCTTCGGATGCGTCGATGGATCGATCGGCTTCGGCTTCCGCTGGCGGTTGGTCGCCGTCTTGCTGCTCTGGAGGCTGCTCCTCGGCCGGGAGGCTGGTCGGAGGGGCTTGTGGCGGCTGACCGTTCGGTGTCTCAAGGGTGAATGCGTCCAGAAGTTGCATATTGACCTGCACGAACCGCTTCTTGCCGAGGTCGCCGGGGAGCGGGTTGTAGCCGATCTCCGCCCGGTATTCGTCGACATCGAGGGCGCCCGTGTTGAACGCCTCGCGGAGGTACGTCGAGCGGGCCGCGTAGTCGCCGGCCATGAGCGAGTTCATATCGAA